ATTTTAATCCTAGTAGTGTAAAGACAGTTGGTACACGTATAATATTATTAGGGCCATTAGGATTTAAAGTTGATAGAACTTTTGAAGCAACATACAGTGATAACAAAATCCATACCGATTTAGACTTTAATATTTTATCAAGTTCTCTTGGAGATCGTATTGGTGACGAAACAGTCACAAGTTTTAATGTTTATGTAAACGGATTAGCTGTAGAAGCAACAGGTTCTAATGCAGGTGATAAATTCTTAATTACATTAGATGTTCCTTACAATGCAGGCGACGAAGTCAAGTATATTTTAAATTTAAATGAAGACGGTGCAGCAGCATGGAAGAATGCAGATAATAGCGATTTTGTTGCAGATGCAAATGATATAGTTGAGTGGGACGGATCTAAATGGGATATTATTTGGGATGGTAGTACCGATAACGAAACTACATATGTCACAAATATAACAACTGGACAACAATACTACTGGAATAATTATTATTGGCAAACTGCAATAGACGGATATTATCCAAGAGGCACATGGAGTATAACACTGTAAGATAACTATTTTTATGAATAGTATTATATGTAGCGGTGCTTTGTTTTATTCACTACAGACAAAAAGATTTTTATTTCTTCATAGAACACAAAGTAAAGCAAAGAATCTCTGGGGATTAGTTGGCGGAACTAATGAGGGCGAAGAAACTCCTTGGGAAGGGTTGCAACGTGAAATTTCCGAAGAAATAGGACATGTGCCCGATATTAAAAAAACTATACCATTAGAAACTTTTATTAGTAGCGACGAGCACTTTCATTTTCACACATATCTATGTGTAATAGAAAAAGAATTTATTCCACAATTAAATTCAGAACACGACGGATATGCATGGGTAAATTTTGGCTCATGGCCAAAGCCATTACATCACGGTTTACAAAATACACTTAGAAGTAAAATTAATCAAAATAAACTAAAAACTGTTTTACAAGTTATTGATATAATTTCTTAAATTCATCTTTTAACCATTCAAAATCATTAATTTTTACCAACTCTTGTGCATTGTCTTTGTTGTCTTCTCCAAAAGCTCTGCCTGCTTTTGCTCCAGCAATAGCTGCTTTGCCAAATGGTTTATCAGCGCCTCGAGTACACCATGCATCTAATCTAAATTCTGTTTCGTCGTCTTTTTGTCTAGCAATAGTTCTACTTGAAAGTTTTGCACATTCTCTAAATCCACTGCGCCATGCACTAAAAGAATCTGTGTTGAATACACTTGTGTTGCTCATTTCTTCTATACCTTTAAACTTATCACTAATACTTGTTGTCATGTCAGTAGTAGTTTGATCTAAGTTTCTAGTTAGATTAGTGGGTAATAATTTAACACCGCCGTATCCGTAAACAAGTCCGTTAATTGGATTTAAACTTCTCCATACATGCACAGTATCTTTACCATCGATGTCATAAGCAGGTACATAATAATTAAAATCAAATCCGTCAATTATTTCTGCATCACCGTCAACTACCCAGAACATGTCTGTTTCAACTAACTCAGCTGCACGTTTATGTGCTGCATGAATGCCTTTGATATCCATAACTCGTTTTGCTCTTGGAAACGTTTCGCTTAATAAATCAAAATTATCATCTGCATTAGGTTCGCCATTACTAATAAACACAATATCATAAGGCTTGGGCATACTGCCTATTTCTTTATATTCTTTTTTAGTGACAAAGAATCTATAATCAATTTCACGTTGACTAATATTTAATTTTTTATTAGTAAGAGCAATGCCGTCAAAGTAGTCGCCATTTTTCCATACATGATTAATTTTACGTTCATATTGATTATGATGCGTAATATTAAAGTTCCAGTCAAAATTGTCTACAGGTAAGAAACTATCATTTACCATCCAAAATAAATCATAGTTGCAATCTTTTTTTGCATTTAAATAATCTTGGTAATTGTTTACTGTATAGATAGGATAAGGTTTAGGTGTACTTGCTACAACTTCGTGTTCTTTCTTTTTAATTAAAAATCTATGCTCAATTTCTTTTTCACTTACTAGAACGTTTTTACTAAACAGCACAATACCGTCATAGTTTTCGCCATTTAGAAATACATGATTTATATTTCTATCATATGTATTATGGTGATCAAAGTACAAATTGAAATCAAAATCTTCAGCAACTTCTACATCACTTGGTACACTCCAAAACATTTCTGTATTGCAATTATATAGTGCTTCGGTATAATCTTCATAACTGTCAATAGTAAATTTCTGATAAGGTTTTGGAGTACTTGCTACAACTTTGTGTTCTTTTTTGTTTACATAAAATCTGTGTTCAAATTCTTTTTCTGTGATTTCTGCTTTTGCACACATTAGTACAATACCGTCATATGATTCACCATTGAGAAACACATGATTGGTTTTCATATCAAATGATTCTTGATCGTGAAAGTATTTGTCCCATGTAAAATCTTCGGCAATATCTACATCATTTGGTATAACCCAAAACATATCACTGCTGCAAACATCTAATGCATTTTTATATTCGTCGTATGTATCTATCTTAAACTTTTCAAAATCTTTAGGCATACTTGCAATTGTGTTGTGTTCAATTTTTTCTTTTATATCTCTAAAAAGTATTTCTTCTTCTGATACAGGTTTAGTTTTACTAAACAAAAACACACCATTATAATTATTTCCATTTAGCCATGCATGGTTAGATTTTTTATCACTACTGTGATGACTAATATAATAATCAAAATTAAAATCGCTGTGTATAATAATTTGATTGTTATAACCCCAAAACATATCTGTAGTAGTTTTTTCGATGGCTTCTAAATAATCATTATAATTGTTTATTTGAAAAATATCATATGGCTTTGGATTACTTGCCATAATACGTACTTCTTTTTTATTTACAAAAAATCTATGCTTTACTTCTTTGTCAATAGCATTATATTTTTTTGGTAATAGTACAATGCCGTCTAACTGATCAATGTCTCCGTTTCCAAATACATGCGGAATATCATAACTCCACTCGTCTGGTACATAGCTAAATTTAAATGTATCTCTGATCATAGTATCGTCGTATACTACCCAAAACATATCTGTAAAACTTCGCTCATTAGCTTGTGTAATATTATCAACTACTTGTACATCAAAATTTCTTTCAATTAATTTATTTAAAACAGTTTTGTCTTTGCCAATATAAAATATTTCAAACTTGCCTGTTCCCATTGTAGGATCGTAATGTCCACAGATATGTGCATGTTTTTTAATTTCGTAATCACCAGGCTGCGTTGGAACTAGTTGTACCATGTCCCACGACTTTACATCTCGACTTTTTTCAAATACATAAGGAAATGCATGTATTGCAACATCATCATTTTTATTTGGTCTGTAAAACCAAGGAAAGCTATCGTATACTTTTAAAGTTGGATCTACTAGCCAGACATACTTACTGCGGTCTTGCCACTCTGATATTTCAGTTTTGTTGTGTATAACTGGATATCTTTCAAAGATATGATTTTTTAAATAATCCTGCCCGTTGTGCATTGGATTACCAAAACGTTCGAATCTATCTATTGCTTTCATAATTGATTAGCCTTTATTCCTATGTGTGCAAGTTTAATATCTGCATCAACGTATACTTCATAACCGTGGTGCATTGCTTGATTACAAAAGTATATATCCTCGCCGCTGTGTGTATCTAAAGTTTTATTATATTCGTGTGCAAACCAAGGCTTGGGTAAATCTTCAAATACTTGTCGTGTGACTAACATACAACCCATACCTACTGCCCAAACTTTATGCAGCCCATTACTAATATCAAGTCTTTCGTTTGTATCATTTGGATTTGTAAATGCAACATTACGATACGGAGCGTATCTTGTGCTATATGTTGCAGCAACAATATCTTTTTTATGAGATAACAGATCTAATACAACACTTGCTGGAAAGTACATATCGCTGTCTAACCATAGTAAATGTGTAGCATCACTGCCCAGTGCTTCTTTTGCTAACTGAGTACGTGATTCACAAACTACACTGCTACTTACAATGTGCAAGTTCCAGTCTATTGATAATTTTGTCAAGCGACTAGTTAGATTTGCTAAACTTTTTGCAAATACTGTGTGGACTTTGTCGCCTGCAGGGACACAAATACTTAATTGCATTAGAGCATTGTGTTTGGAATTGTTTCCTGATTAAGATCTTTTTCAGCACCAATTGTTAATTGATTCCAATCACGTGCAGAACCTGTTGCAACTTTTACGCACTCTTGAAAGTCGTCAGCTGATAAACTTGCCATTTTAATCATGTTTTCTGGCTGCACTTTTCCAAGTGTAAGCAAGTCTGCACCTGCTGCTCTTCCAAGTTTTTGAATCCAGTGCAATCTGTCATCGTCATTTGGAATGTCCATTTCGTTAATTGCAGTTTCTACTTCTGCTGTAAGATCGCCAGCATCTAATGTAGCAAGTTTTGCAAGTTTACGTGCCTTGGTATATTCTTGTGCTAGATCTACATTTAAAATTTCGTATAATGTTTTCATTGTGTGTTCCTTAAGGTAAAATTGGAAAATAGTATCCGCCAAATGTGCTGCTCATACTAATAGTAGTGCTTGCACTAACACCGATGTATGTTCCTAATACACTAATAGTATAGCTACTCGAAAAGCCTCCGCCAACAAAGTAATTGCGGATATCACTCATTGATATTGTACTGCCTGTTGCTGGTAATGCCATTACGAATCCTATTTATTATTATACAATAACACACTATTTACTTTGTGTCAATGAAAGATAGCCAATAAATTGGCTACCCTATTATTTATCTAGTAGTTTTTCTACCATTGCACGAAGTTCTGCAATCTCTGCTGCTTGTGCTTCTGCTTTAGTATCTGCTTCTTTGATTGCTTCGACTAACAATGGTACAATACGTTCATACTTAACAGTTAAATACTCTTCACCTGATACACTCTTGCCATCTTTATAATCAAACGGTGCTGGTACTACTACTTCTGGCAAGACTTCTTGAACTTCTTGAGCAAGTAATCCTGCTTCGGATTTATCATCTATTTCATTTTTAAATCCGTGTTCTACTGACTTTTCGTTCCAAGTGTAAAGTACTCCGTTTAGAGATTTTACTTTATCAAGTGCGTTTGTGATATTTCCACTAACATTTTTTAATCGTTTATCGGAAGCATATGCTGTAACTTCGCCTCTGAATTCCCAGTTATTTTGATTAAATGCAGCTCTTGCTGTCCAAGTAACTGTGCCGCCATTTGAATATATCATTGCCAAATATCCGTCACCTGCACCAGCACCTGTGACGCTACCAGTTGCACATTCAAATCCTTGAGATCCTCCAACAGATGATCCCATTAAGGTTCTGCCCATACCGCCAAGCAGTTGTAGATTACTGCTTCTGTTACTAGCTGTATGCTGCCTAAGAACTCTAGTATTGTTATCGGAACTATTACCTATGATTTGATCTGCTGGTGCGCCAGTGCCTACTCTCATAAACCCTGTACTGTCAATGCCATCTAGTGTGTTAGCATCGTCGGCACTAATACCTGTTAAGCCACTACCATCACCTGTAAAGGAATTAGCAGTAATATTACCAGTAATATCAATAGTACCGGCACCAGTGATTGTTCCACTGAAACTATCATTAGCATCGCTACGTATGAAACTTCCACTACTAAGGCCATCTAACTCGTCTGCATTTAGTCCACTGCCTGCGCCGTCGTTGCCGGCATGCCAAACAGTGTATGTATTTGCACCATCGTTAAATTTAAGACCAGTTGATCCGTTGTCAATTTCGAGTCTAGTATTACCACCTTCGTTGACAATTTGAATCTTGTCGCCGCTGTCTGCGTATTGTATATAACCTCTACGATCTGTTGCTTGATAGAAACTAATGTATGGCGAGCCACTTGCACTTGTGTCTGCTAAACGAATCATCTCATCGCCTGCATGACTCATAGTAAGTAGTGCTGTCATTGTATCAGCTTCGTCGCTACGTAAGAAACTTGCTCCGTTAATACCATCTAATGTTTCTGCATCTACATCAGTGAGTCCACTACCATTACCAGTAAATGTGCTTGTACCAATGTTAACATTGCCAAAGCCACTTGTAATCTGGCCTGCATCCAATGCGCCTGAACCGGTTAAGTTGCTATAAGTACCTGTAATACGTGCGTTTGGAACAGTACCTGAACCTAAGTTTGTTGCATTTAACGCTTGAATACCACTGCCGTTTGAAGTATTTAAACTACCAGCATATACATCTCCTGCAACACCTAGGCCGCCACCTACACGTACACCACCAGTTGTAGTATTTGTTGCAGCACTAGTATCAGTAAATGTTTTGACACCAGCCATACTTTGGTTGCCGCCTAATCGAGCTCCGTCAACAGTTCCGCTATCTAATTCACTTGCATTTAGTGTTGTAAGTCCACTACCGTTGCCAGTAAATGTACTAGCGCCAATGTTGATATCGCCAAAACTAGTAGTAATACTACCAGCTGCAAGTTGTCCTACACTTGTTAGACTAGATGCTACAACACCTGATCCTAATGTAGTTGCACTAAGAACATCGCTGTTATTAATACGATAGACTTTAGCATTAGCAATGTTTACATTTTCACTAAACTGCCATGCCGCATTAGTCACATTATACAACATAGTTTTATTAGTATCACCTAACAATGTAATGCCGCCACCGTTTGCAGTAATATCTGTTGGTGATGCAACATTGCCTAATTCAATGTTTTTATCTTCAACTATTAGTGTTGTAGTGTCGAGTGTTGTAGTTGTACCGTTGATTGTTAAATCGCCTTCTACAACTAAATCGCCTGCAAAATTTGCAGTACCAGTTGTAAATGCAACTGTAAACTTATCCAATCCATCACCAAATGCTAAATTACCAGTTGCACCAATTTGCATACGTTGTACATTAGCAGTAAAGAAATCTAGTTGATCGTTGTCATCACCAGATGCAGTTTCTGCTCTGATAAATGTATCTTGATCAATATCTTTAACACCGCCTAGTGTAGCCCATGCTGTGCCATCGTATCCTTCAAATGCAACATCGCTTGAGTTAAAACGTACTTGACCTGTTGTGACAGGAACACGTTGTCCTGATTCACCTGGACGTTCTGCAGTTGTACCTACTGGTACTTTAATAGCAGTTGTATCTGTAAAGTCAGTGTAGCCATTTAACTCAGTATCGCCGTATGTGTCAATTCTCATACGCTCTGTTGAAGTATGCTGTAAGTCACTTGTAGTCGACGTTTCGCCTGTTTTAACAACAAAGTCGCCGCCGGTTGCATTACCAGTGCCAATGCCTGCTTGTAGTGTTAAATCACCGCCTGCTACATCCGTTCCTAATCCGTTTGTACCTTTAATAATAGCATTACTTGGAGATACACTTGTTTCTCCATTGCCTACAACAATACTTGAATTTTTCAAAACTAGATTGTTATTAATAGTATTTGTGCCTGCTGGAATATCAGTTTCTAATGCAGTCACAAGGTCCTCTGTTCTAACTGTAAACGAAGTAGCATTTGCTGTTGCACCACTTACTGGCCATGTACCATCTAAGTTTGCCACCGAACTGGAGCCAATATTAATAGTATCGCCTGGGTTAATACCTAAAGTAAATGGTGTATAGGTAAAGCCTAATGTTGTACTAGTTAAGATACTACCTGTAGTTTCGGCACTTAGATATATAGCATCGTCGGTGACACCACTAACAGTTGTGTTAGGAGGAATACTAGAACTTCCAGATACAATCATACCTGCTAGTATGCCAGTAGTGTCAGACATAATAACTTCGTTTACACCGTTCTGAGTGACTTCAGAAGTTGTACCAGTTGTTATTTCAAAATTTATAACAACATCTCTACTAACAGTTGCTTCATAACTAGCAATAAACGGAAATAAGTCTCTTGGGCCATCGCCATTACCCATTGTAATATTTGTAGCAGCAGCACCAATTTGTAAACTTGTGACGTTTTCGTTATATATTCTACCTGCGCCTGTACTTTTTGATGTAAGTGCAGCAGAACCAATATCCAATCCTTCTGCAAGATCAAGTGCAGTACCCCATTCAGGAACCTCGCCGTTTGATTTTAAGAAGTTGTTTCTTCTACCAATTCCTAATTGATTTAAACTTGCAGCAGATTGTGCGTAAATAATATCACCAACACTGTATGTTGCAAGTGCTGTACCGCCTTTTGTGACAGGAACAAGACTTGTAAGGTTAGCCGGATTTAAGAAATAAGCACTATCTAATCCATCTAGTGTACCTGCATCAACAACACCGTCTTTGATGAATACTTGACCACTGCCGCCTGTGTCGATATCAAATTGTGTTTGTAAGAATCTACTAACACCTAGTCCTGAGAATGTTCCTAATGGATCATAATCAACATTACTAATACCGATATTAACTGGATCGCCGTAGAACTCACCACTTAAACTATTACCTGTTAAACTAATTGGGTTATCAATAGTTGGTGCTTTTTTCAAACTTTGTACTACAGTTTTATAACTACTATCACCAAATAACGCTGTATCACTATTAGGTACACCGCTAAATGCTAATCTACTTGGAGATACTGTACCAGAAATAATATTTTCTGCGTCAATGTTTGTCACAGCCAGTGTATTCCAGTTTTCAATTAATCTACTAGAAGTGTTAATAACACTGTTAACCTGTGTGTTGTTTTGGATAACTTCTGCGCTACCTACACCTTCTGTAATTATCACAATAGCATTAGTGACAAGATCGTTAATACTATTAAGTGCATCACTACGTAATGAGTGAATAGTAAATGAGTTGTCTGTCACCGAACCTACAAAGAATCTCGAACCACTGTCAATCGGATCACCTGTTTCAATTGTAGGTAATTCGTTTGCACTTGATCCGTCAGTTAAACTTTCTATACGGAAAGCATCACCTGTTGTAAAGCCGTGATTTACAACAACAATACTATTATCAACTATATTTACAGTCTTACGTGTAATATTATGATTGTTGTTTGCAGGTGTACTTGTAAATTCTGCTTGGTTTAATAATGCAAAACCTTCATACAGTTCTACAGTATCAGCATCAATTACTTTTACATAATATGTCAATCCATTTAACAAACCGCCAATTGGAGTATTTGCAAGCGAATCATATATTACCGGATCACCTTGTCCAAACCCGTGATTTGGAATTGTAATTCTACTATCTGTATAGTTTACAGAACCGCCTGAGCCCGACAAGCCTGCAAGGAAGTTATGAGTAATAACATCGTCTAAGTTGATATCACGAGAAGTTGCAACCGCAGTATTGTCTTCTACAAAGTCAATACTTGTGACACTTGCAACAAATAATTCGCCGCCAATAATATTTACATATACACGTTTTCCGACATTAGTGACTTCAACTTCAAATCCAGTACCAGTACCGCCTACATCACTTGCAAGAACTTCAACTAAGTCTCCTACTTCATAACCGCTACCGCCTCTTACAATATCAATATCAGTAATTTGACCTGCTGTCACAGTAATATCTGCTTTTGCACCAGTACCCGATCCAGTCTTAGCTTGCAAAGGAACTCTTAGATATGTTTCTGTAGCCAACACCGGAGTATACCCACTACCGCCTACTAAGTTTGCATTGTCTAAGTTTTCTGCAATTCCTTCAACATATTCAGTCACAGCACCTTGAGCACCACCGTCTGCACTAGTGACAATAGTTCTTGTTGTACCTGTGACACTTGCACTTGATTTTGTTGGATCTGCTGTGTCAACATTTGACATAGTAAATGTTGTACTTGTTGGTGTGCTTATAACAAGACCGTTTTCATTAAATGATTCGTCTTCATTACAAAGTACCTGTACTACATTACCTATCTGTAAATCATGTGCTACATCAGTTGTCACTGTTGCTACATTACTATTTCGTTCAATAGTAGTAATGTTTACACTTGTAAACACATAATCTGGAATTGGATCTAAGTTTAAGAACTGACTTGAATTAGAACTACGCAAGAACCAGTTATCAATAATTTCTGTACTTGGTCCTTTTGAGCTTATGCTAACACCTGAATCTACTCCGTTAACAAAAAGATTTCCTGCGCTTGCTTCCCAAGGATCGCCGGTACTATCATCTTCGTCATTCCATGCTCCATCGATGGTCACAACTAGTACGTTGCCACTTAGGTTATAATTGCCTTTGGCATAACCTGTTGCACCAGCTACTCCGGGCTGTGTAATAATATCACCGTCTGCTGCATTAAACAAGTTAGCACTAAGTGCAAGTTCGACTTGCTCATAGTTCTCAGTAGCAATGTCACCAGCTTTCAAATCAATTGGCGGTATGTCATCAACTTGTTCAAGTCTTGATTGATACCCATCTGTGTTTGTGTTTGTAAACTGTCTAGTAGCAGGAATCAAGTCTGCGTTTAACTGACCATTAGTATTAAGCTGAACAATAGCACCCGGAACGGCTGCTGTACTAACTGTTTTATCAACAAAGCCGCCTAGTCTATTACTAATAAACGAACGTACAGATAACTGTGTAGGAAGTCTAGCATCACTTGGACCACCAATTTCGTCGTCACCTAAGTTTACACTAGTTGAAATTTCTTCAATAGCAACATCACTAAGACTTAGTCTCAACGCATCAAGCTCGTCCACCTGCACTTTGTTTCTAAATGTAATATTACCAGTTCTGTTGAACGCTGTAATAAAGTCTCCAACTTTAAAGTCACCAAGTTCGTTTGTACCTGACGAATAAACACGCCCTGGTAGTTCTTCAAACTGTTCGTACTCTGTTCTAGTATTACCGCCGTTCTGTGGTAAAGCGTTATAGTCTGTACCAGAACCTGCGTATTCCCAAGTGTGTGATGATGAGTTAACAACTGACGGTCTGTGGAACCAACACTGCGATTCTGGTAAGTTAATTAAGTTTGTTAGGCTACTACTACCATCTGTAGCAGTGACACTAAAACTAGATGTACCGAGATTAGTACGTGCTGCTGCTTCGTTTACGCCTATAACTGTGTTTGGAGTTAAAGCATGATCTTCGTCGATAGTACTTGTTTCGTCAAACTGAATACGTAGCAAACTTTGTCCTACAGCTACTTCTTCAATACTTACTACAAGAATTCTATTTCTAGGCTCCCAACTATAAACAATAGCACTGTTATTACTTGCGCCTGTAGTACCTGTAATAGTTCTACCTGGAACAAATTCAAATCCTTCAGAACCTGATTCAAGTTCTAGTGTTTGATAAGTTGTGTGACTTGTTAAAATTTCTTCGACAAAGAATTCAATAACACCTGATAAGAATTTATGTGTGCCTGTACTAGGTTCAATAATATTTACAGGAAATTCAAGTGAGTCATCAAAGGTTAGTTTAAATTCGTCTTCACTAATTAAATTAATATAATACTGTTGTTCGTCATCCAATCCTTTAATAGGAGCATTTCCATTTGGATCGTAAATTACTTTTTGTCCGTTAACAAACCCGTGTCCTACTAGTGTAATTACATCAGTGACACTGTTAACTGCTGTTGCACCATTAAATAATGTTTCAGTTGGTGTTGTTTTAAAATCATTAGTTATATCACCTTCACTGCTTACTTCAGTTGGATCAGGCAAATCTTTTGGATCGTTAATAATAGTATTAACAATATCAAAACGTGAGCCTGCAAAATCTTGAACTGCTGCGGAAAATGAGCTAATGTAAGTTAACGCATATACTTTTGCTTGCTCAATAGCTGCTATAGTTTGTAATTCTTGTCCTTGTATACTAAGTTGTGTCGAATCTTGTAAGTTTCTTGTGTAATATGCAAGACCAGCACTACGTGAATATCTATTACCAGTATCCCAAATATCTTGTGCCGCTGCTTCGACAATAAGTTGTGTATCTCTATTACACTTAGCATCGTCGTAAGTAAATCCGTACCAAATGTTTGTTTGTATCTGTTGGTTGATATATTTTGTCACATTTTGCGCAATGTTAATTTGGCCTTCTAAATCTAATTGATTATATGCTGTAAATTCTGAATTGCCAGATACCCAAGTAAAGTCAGGCAATACTTCAGTTGGTGCAGTAGCGCCTTCACTTTGGATATAATTAATAATATCATCCATTCTGTCGCCAGCATAATCACTAGCATCTGTACTACCCGGTGTTCCTGTTGTGTCTTGCGTTTCAGGATTACTTGCACTTACAGCTACAGGTGTTTCTAAAATAACTTCTTGAATTACTTCTTTTAGACGTTCGTATGCTGCAACAGTTTCTTCTAACTGGCCTGCGCCATATTGTTGTACACCATCAATAAAGTATGCTAATGCTGCAACTGTTGTTTGTAAATTTCCGCCATATGTTAAATCGTAAACAAGTGCATCAATAATTAGTCCTGTATCTCTTTCGCACTTTGCTTCATTGTAAATAAAGTTTTCACTGAAAGGTTCTATACCAGAACCGACTTGTGTAGAAATCCAAGAAGTGACTTCTTTTGTAATAAATGTTTTGTTTGTTAATAATTGTTGTACTGCATTTGCAAAACCTGCATCGCTTGCATTGTCTGTACCGCTAGTTGGCAGAGGACGTACATATGCATCTGCTACTCCGTCTCCAGGAACAGTATTTGCATCGCCATTGGTGATAATATCAATTACTTCGTTCCATAATGCGTTTGATCTACTTGTTGCAGTTGCATCACTTAGATAGTTTGCTGTAATTGTTTTTGCTTGATTAAAAGATTCAA